TATTCTGCTCAAGATGATGTGCATAAGATTTGCACTCAAGTAGTAGAGGATAGATTTCCAAAAGCAGATCGTGATGTGATGAGGAAATATAATAGTGATAGAACTTATGGCTCGAGCTTTACAACTATGGATAGTTGTTTTGTTCTAAAGAATGTTGAAACTGACGCAGATCAAGTCAGGGTTAATTTTTCTTTAGATGATGACTTGTCTTGTGCCTTAAACCACAGTCAGCTTTTTGCAAATGGAAAAAATGCCTTTGCTCATTGTCAGTTGATGTATCAAGGTGGGCAGAGTAATCCTCAGATCAATACTG